GCTAAATGTAATACTTACTTTTCTACATGGAATGGTGAAACTTGGGGAATTACTGCAATGGAAGCTTTGTCCTGTGGCGTACCTGTCATATTGAATTGTGATAATGATGGTGACCATGCGTCTGAAATAATTCCAGCACATAAAGGTCACTATAAGATGATTCCTAACAATGATAAAGATGCATTGTATGATGCGATAAAGAGTTTTGACGTAGATAGAAAAGAAGTTCAAGAGATGACTTGGGAAAAACACAGTATAGATGGTTGGAAGTTACAGTTTGCAGATGCTGTGAACAGAACCATAGATAAATTTAACAGACCAAGTTTATCTTCATTTATGTCTTGACAAATGACGATTTATTTGATATCATACTATAAATTACTAAAGGAAACATTATGACTGTAGATTTTAAAAAGTATACTGAATTCGTTGATGAGGTGACAAGTGACGCATCTAAGGATGCTGATTACTTTACTGAGTCTTGTGAAATCATTGAAGAACAAGGTGTACAACCAGAAAGAATTCTTACTGCTGCAATCGGTATTACTGCCGAAGGTGGTGAGTTTGCTGAGATTATCAAGAAGTGTTTTTTCCAAGGAAAACCTTTTGATGAAGATGCACAATATCATGCAAAACGTGAGTTGGGTGATATCATGTGGTATATAGCCCAAGCGTGTATCGCACTAGATATTACTATAGATGATGTGATTGAAACAAATATCGAAAAGTTAGAGGCACGATACCCAGGCGGTTTCGATGCTTATCTATCCGAAAATCGAAAGGACGGTGATATATAACTATGGACTTCTTGAAGAATATTGCTAAGACAGCGGGCAACGAATACGCTGCACTTGTATCTGATGGTGTGGAAGCAGGAGATGTTGATTCATTTATCGACACTGGTTCTTATATCTTCAATGCATTACTGAGTGGGTCAATCTATGGTGGATTGCCTGCAAACAAAATTACTGCGGTTGCTGGTGAATCTGCAACAGGTAAAACATTTTTTGTAATGGGAATGGTGAAGTCATTCTTGGATGCAAATCCAAACGCTGGTGTTCTGTATTTTGAATCAGAAAGTGCGATTACTAAACAAATGGTAATTGATAGAGGTATTGACCCAGAACGAATGGTCATTTTACCTGTGACAACTGTACAAGAGTTTAGAACACAATCGCTTCGTGTACTAGATGATTACATTCAACAGAATGAAGCAGATAGACAACCAATCATGTTGTGTCTTGATTCACTTGGTATGTTGTCAACTACTAAAGAAGTAGAGGACACTGCTGATGGTAAAGAAACCAGAGATATGACACGGGCACAAGTTCTCAAGGCTGCATTTAGAGTGTTGACTTTGAAACTTGGTAAAGCAAAAGTACCAATGATTGTAACTAATCACACATATGACGTTGTGGGTTCTATGTTCCCAACAAAAGAAATGGGTGGTGGTTCTGGTCTGAAGTATGCCGCATCTTCTATCGTGTATCTTTCAAAGAAGAAAGAGAAAGACGGTACAGAGGTTGTTGGTAATATCATTCACTGTAAAAATCATAAGTCACGTTTGACTATCGAAAACAAGATGGTTGATGTGCGACTAATGTATGAACGTGGATTGGACAGGTACTACGGTCTACTTGAACTTGCCCTCAAGGCAGGAGTATTCAAATCAATTTCCACTCGCATTGAATTACCAGATGGTACAAAGACATTCGGTAAGACAATCAATAATAATCCAGAGAAATTCTATACTGAAGACGTTATGAATCAGTTGGATGAGTTTGCCCAAACAGAATTTAAGTATGGTCAAAAACCAGTGGAAGTTGAAGAAGAAGATGCAGTTCAAGAATCTGAATGAAAACTACATTCGTGTTTACGATGATGTAATTCCAGAAACCATGTGTAAAAACATGATTGAAGAATTTGAGAAGAGCGAAGACCAGTTTGATAAACAAACACTAAAAGGTCATCGCTCCTTTACTCAAATTGGATTGCAACAATATAGTAATTGGAAACCGTATCAACAAGATTTACAAAATGCTTTCAATAGTTGTATTAGTAGATACATGGAAGAATGTGATGTTGTTGATAAGATGTTTCCAGAACAATATGCGTATGAAATGTTTCGCTTGAAACGATACGAACCAAATGGTATTGATGAATTTCATGACCATGTGGATGTGGGTAATCATGCGTCTGCAAAAAGATTTCTGGTTTTCTTTTTGTATTTAAACGAACCAGAAGGTGGTCATACAGATTTCCCTCAAAGGGATGTTTCAGTGACACCAAAAGCAGGAAGACTTTTAATGTTTCCACCAATGTGGACACATCTTCATGCTGGAAGAAAAGTAACAGGTGACGAGTCCAAATACATAGTTGGCAGTTATCTTCATTATATTTAAGGAGTAATTATGAAACAAGGTGCAATCGTATCTTTAGTAACACTGTCAGGCGAGTTTCTTGGCAAATGGGTTAAAGAAGAAAATGGAAACATAACACTAGACAATCCAAGAATGCTGGTAAATACACCAGATGGAAAAGTGGGTTTCGCAAGAGGTGTCTGTATGACAGGTACAGAAAACACAAAACAGGCCATGTTCTATTCTGGTGGAGTTGTTCTCGTAACAGAAACTAATCCAGAGTTTAGTTCTGCATACACAGAAGCAGTAACAGGTCTTGCAGTTCCAACAGGTAAGGTTATTATCTAATGAAGGACATGAGTGAATACTACAAGTTTGTCGAGAACAAAGACCAGAAATGGACAGGTATTGGACTGACTGAAAAGGCAGGAAAATATCAAGGAGTAGTATATCGCTATGGAAAAGTCAGTATTTCTGAAGACAAAAAAAATGATAAAGCTACTTTACATTTTGAATGGGATATGTTAGATTCTAATGACTTACCAAAAGACTTTTTTGGTGATGACTTTTTTGAACTTGCTGGTGATATACTGCACCACATTATAAATGAACAATTAAACGAGGACAAATTACAATATGTCGATACAGACAATAGAGAGAACAACACTATCTAATTTGATTTGGGATGAAGACTACGCTAGACGAGTCATTCCATTTATCAAACCAGAATATTATTCAGATAAGAATGAACGAGTAATCTTTGAGGAGATTGGTTCATTCATTGATAAGTACAATTCGATTCCTACACAGGAAGCTCTCACTATTGAACTCGACAACCGAAAGGATGTTAATGATGAAGAGTATAAAAAGATTGTGGACATCATTGGTTCGTTCAGTAAATCTGAAGTCGATACTCAATGGTTACTCGACACCACAGAAAAGTTCTGCAAGGACAAAGCAATCTACAATGCGGTTGTTGAAGGAATAGGAATTATTGATGGAAAGGATAAGGAAAGAACACCAGAAGCAATCCCATCCATTCTATCTGAGGCACTTGCAGTATCATTCGATACTAATATTGGTCACGACTATGTTGAAGATGGTGAGGAACGATTTGACTTCTATCACAAGAAAGAAGAAAAGATTGCGTTTGACCTAGATTATTTCAACAAGATTACAAAAGGTGGATTACCACAAAAGACATTGAATATCGCACTTGCTGGAACTGGTGTTGGTAAATCGCTATTCATGTGTCACGTTGCTGCGTCAACACTAATGCAAGGTAAGAATGTTCTTTACATCACAATGGAGATGGCAGAAGAACGTATTGCAGAACGTATTGATGCAAACCTAATGAACATTACAATGGATGACCTACATACACTTCCTAAGAAGATGTTTGAAACACAGTTATCCAAGATACAAAAAAAGACAAACGGAAAGTTAATTATCAAAGAATACCCAACTGCGTCAGCTCATGTTGGTCATTTCAGAAGTCTTATTAAAGAACTCGCATTGAAGCGTAGTTTTAGACCAGACATTATATTCATTGATTATCTAAATATATGTGCATCTTCACGATTCAAAGGAAATGCAAATATAGGTTCTTACTTCTATATCAAGTCGATTGCAGAAGAACTAAGAGGACTTGCAGTCGAAACAAATGTACCAATCATGTCTGCAACCCAGACAACTAGAACAGGATTTACCTCAACCGATATTGGACTTGAGGATACTTCAGAAAGTTTTGGTTTGCCCGCAACGGCAGACCTAATGTTTGCACTCATCGCTACGGAAGAGTTAGAAGAACTCAACCAGATTGTAGTCAAACAGTTGAAGAACCGATACAATGACCCTACCATGAATAAACGGTTTGTATTGGGAATAGACAGAGCAAAGATGCGTCTGTATGATTGTGAACAGGAAGCACAATCGGATTTAGTTGATAGTGGACAAAATGAAAATGTATTCGATAACACACCGTTTGCTGGAAAAGGCAAAGCATATGAAAAATTCTCTGACCTCAAGGTATAGTAGAAGAGAAGATATTAAGTATTATACTGATGTAAACCTTGAGACAAAGTTGTGGGAAATCATTGAAATTCCCACACGAAGAGTCGTGCAAGATTTTACGTTTGAAGATGATGCAACTAAGGTTTGTCACTTGATGAATCGAAATAAACCCTTTGGTGACAATCCTATCCCTGCTTTCTTAACAATTAGGGGTTGACATTCATCCCTAGTTCATCTATCATATAAATAGAAGTATAATTTATATGGAGTGATTGAAATGAAGAGGTTCGGTCAATTTGTAATATCCGAAGCAGTTACACAGGGTGCTACAAATACTGAGATGGCAATATGCTATCAGTATAACTTTAAAAGAACAAAAGACCAGACAAAAGCATTGTCTGATTCTGGCATCTCTGATAAAGACTTTAAAAAATTAACACCAGACCTTATGAGTATTGGTGTAAAAGTCGCATCTCAAATGGGCGATAGAGGCCCATTGCTTATTCACTCTGGGTCTGCAACTGCATCTAAAAATTACTACGAGGGTGCTGCAGACAAAACACCAAAGGCAGACTTCTTTGGTAATTCTCAAAATTACATATCTTTAAAGAAAGCAGGAGACAGTGGTGCTGGTGCTCAATTGATGAGTGCTAAATCTGCTGAAGCATCTGGTGTTGTTCAAGCAGCAGTTGGTCACCTAGAAAGTGTTAGTAAAAATTCCATTTCAAAAAATAAAGATTTCAAAAATGCAATTAGTATTCTTGAAAATGAAATGAAGTCAACTGCTAGAAATGATTTAAATATCGAAGTTGGTAAGGGAAAAGTTAGTTTTGAAAATTGGTATATGACATCTAGTTCCAGAAAAGATGAAGTTTCCAAAAAAGAAAAAAATGCAAAGAAGGTAGAGAAACATCTAAAAGCAGAACTATCTTTATTGGGTGCAACTAGAACATCTAAGAATGCAGACAAGAATCTTATACAAGGTATCACTCCACTTACAAAAGACCAATTACAAAAAATGTATACTGAATATGAACAGGACAAATCATACAAAGTTGGTGATGTAACCGTTAGTGCGAAGTACTTAGAAAAGGTTGCAGATGACCAATTGTCCGACCCAGCACTAAAGAAACAAATTACTGATGTTATTGAAACATCTATTAACGCACAAGAATGGCAAAACCAATTAACTAAATTTTTCACTGATAATGAAGAATTGAAACAGTATATGGTTTATGAGGCAGGTTCTGGTCTTTATAAGTTTACTGGTGAATATACCAAGGGTGGAAATTATTTTGGTTCAAATCAAAATGTTGCTAATAGAATTTTGGTCTTTTATGATAATGGAATTAAATCAGAATATGACATGATGGAATATGCAAAAAATAATACATCACTTGTAAATAATATCAGTATCAGTTACAAAGGTTCTGGTAGAAGTAAGTATATCAAGTTGGGTATTGCATCATCTGTAGAACACGAACTTCCAATGTTAAGAGAAGAAATAGAACAACTACAAGAACAGTATTATTTGTGTGAAGGCATTTTTGGTAATTTAAAGAATAGAGCAAAAGCATTCTTAACCTCAATTAAAAAGGTTGTTATGAAATTTCTTGACAAGGTAATCATGAGAGTGATTGGCAATCTTAAATCTCTTGCAGAGAAAGGTATATCAACTCTTTTGGACGCACTTGGTTTAGAATTTCAAGGTTCAGTTACGATGGGAACACCAAAATGGTAATGTTATTTGAAAATAAAGCAGGCAAGAACCTACACTTAGAACATATCGAAGATGAGATACTTAACTTTGGTGTGCCTGGCGGTAGAGCTGCAATCAACTTCATGCGTTCACTAAGAGATATGTTCTCTGGTGAAAGTCGTAGTTCAGTTAACATGACTGTGAAGTGGGATGGTGCGCCTGCAATCTTTGCTGGAGTAGAACCAGAGACAGGTGACTTCTTTGTTGCAAAGA